GGCGGTCAACGATCCCGGCGTCTCGGCCATCGTGCTCGATGTGGACTCGCCCGGTGGCGACGTCAGCGGCATCGACGAGCTCGCCGCGGAGATCTACCAGGCTCGCAAGCAGAAGCCGATCACCGCGGTTTCCAACTCGCTGATGGCGTCTGCGGCATATTATCTTGCGTCGCAGGCCTCCGAGGTGCTTGCCAGCCCGAGTTCGCTTACCGGTTCGATCGGCGTCTACTCGCTGCATGAGGACGATTCGCAGTATCTCGACAACCTCGGCATCAAGATCACGCCGATCTACTACGGCGCAAACAAGACGGAGGGGCTGCCGTTCGCTCCCATGAGCGACGCGGCTCGCGAACACTCGCAGGAGATGGTGGACACGTTCGGTCAGATGTTCGAAAAAGCGGTCGGCCGAGGGCGCAAGATGAGCGCGGACGAAGTCCACGCCAAGTTCGGCCAGGGCAGGGTTTTTCCGGCTGCCCGCGCTGCCAAGCTGGGGATGGTGGACCGCGTGGGCACGCTCGACGACGCGCTGCAGAAGCATGGTGCGGTGCGGCCGTCCGGCATGCGCAGCGAGGTTGGCTGGTACCTCACGGTTGCTGCTGCGGATGTTCTGGCGGCGAGCGAAAGTGGAACGCCGAAGACCAAGCGCGTCGACGGCAAGGACCTGACGAAAAGCTGCTTTGCATACCGGCCCGATGACGAGCTGGAGAACTGGAAGCTGCCCATCGAGTCGCCCGATGACGACGAAGAGTGGGAAAAGACTCACATCCGCAACGCGATCTCGCGCTGGTCGCAGACGGAGATGCCTGACGCCGAGGAGAAAGACAAGGCGCGCGGGCGGATCCGTGCCGCGGCCAAGAAGCACGATATCGAGGTCAGCGATGACAGCCTGGCCGAAACGCGTGATCACGTGAGCGCCTATGAATCGCGGCGCCGGCAGATCGAACTGGCCACGTTCTAAATTTTGAAGTCTGGGAAGCCGATGCTTCCGCCAAAGCGCATGCATGGCCGCCGAAGCGGCTCTGCCGCAGCGCATCACTGCAACACAACCTCTCAAATCAAGGAGAAAACCATGTTGAAGAAACTGCGGCAGCTGCTCGCGGATACGCGCGCCAAAGCGGACGCGCTGAACGAGCTCGCCATGCGTGAGAACCGCGCTCTGACCGAAGCCGAGCAGAAGGAATTCGACGGCTACCTGGCAGAGTGCAAGAGCCTGCAGGCGCAAATCGCCTCGCAGGAAGCCCTGCTCGAAATCGAGCGCACCGCACCGGTGGCCTCGGCGGTCCAGGTCGGCGTCGACCATGCCGCCGAAAGGCCCTGGAAGTCGATGGCTGAGCAGATGCAGGCGGTGCATCAGCATGCAGTGAGTAAGGGTAGGAGAACAGACCCGCGTCTTTATGCCGCTGCGTTGGGAGCCAACGAATCGGTTGACTCTGAAGGTGGGTTTCTGGTTGCGCCGGAGTTTGCGCCGGGGATCTGGCAACGTGCGTACGCTGCCTCGGATCTGGCGTCGCGCTGCTTTGATCAGCCAATGACGTCGAATCGTCTGCTGGTAAATGCAGTCGACGAAGACAGTCGTGTAGACGGCAGCCGCTGGGGCGGTGTGCAGTCGTTCTGGCTGGGCGAGGCGGGAACACTTACGCCCTCTCAAGCCAAGTTCCGGCAGATGGAGCTGATCGCGAAGAGGTTGATCGTGCTTAGCTACGCCACCGACGACCAACTCGCCGACACAACCGCTCTGGCTGCGTACCTTGACAAGGTGGTGCCGCTCGAGTTCGCGTTTAAGGTCGACGACGCGATCTACAACGGAACCGGTTCCGGCCAGCCGCTGGGATTCATGAATTCAGGCGCACTGCTGACGGTGGCCAAAGATGCCGGCGACACCGGCGCAGTGATCTCGGCGAAGGACGTCTTCCAAATGTGGAAGCGCATGTGGGCACCGGCTCGCAAAGATGCCGTGTGGCTCATCAACCAAGACGTTGAAGATCAGCTCTGGGATCTGACCCGCGGCAGCGGCACCGCCGTGGAGCTTCTGTACACGGGACCCGGCCAGCGCGGCAACAATTCCAACTACGGCGTGATGTTCGGCAAGCCGGTAATCCCGGTGGAGTACGCCGCAACGCTGGGTACTCCTGGCGATATCACACTGGCCTCCTTCAGTCAGTACTACCTGGCGCGCCGCAGCGACATCGAGGCGGCCACGTCTATTCATGTGCAGTTCCTGACCGATCAGCAAGCTTTCCGTTGGAAGGCGCGCATCGACGGACAGCCGGCCTGGAAGAAGCCGTTGACGCCGAAGAACGGCACCAACACTCTCGCTCCGTTCATCGCGCTGGCAGCCCGCTCCTAACCTCAACCTCGGCTGAGGGCGCCGCGCGATACCGCGGCGCCTGAAACCGCAACATTCCAGCTTTACACCTGGTGTAAAGAAAGGATCCGCTCATGAGTGCAAAAGGCTTTCGAGTGGCCGAGGCGGGGCACGTTGTCAACGCTCTTCCTCCGGTCGATATCACCGGCGGCACCACGACTCAGGCCGTCGACACCGCGCTGGCGTCGCACGTCAGCTTCATCCTGCAGCTCGGCGCTTCCGCCGCGGCTCCTGGAGCTGTGACCGTGCAGGCTGGCTCTGCCGCCGCGGCCGTGGGCAGCAATGTCGCCGGCGCAACAGCGCTCCCGTTTCGCGTCTACAAACAGGAGACGGCGGGCGCGTCGCATGACGTGCTGGATGCCGGCACGGACGTTACCGCGTCGGGCTTCGCGCCTTCGGCCAACGACGGCATCTTCTACGTGATCGAAGTGGATGCCGACCAGCTGCCTGCCGGGAAACCGTACGTGCAACTGGCGCTGGCCAACACCTCCAACTCCGTGATTGCCAGCGTGGTGGCGCTGCTGAGTGGTCTGCGCTACGCGGGCCTCTCCAACCCGACCGTTACGGCTTAACAATATCCCCAAAAAAGAAAATGGCCAGGGCCCGCGCCGCTCGCACGGGGCGCGGGTACAGCCGGAGAAATTAAACAATGTTTTTGCGCGCGCATGACGGCTTTTACGCCGGCGAGATTCGCGAATTTCCTCCGCACATCGGCATTGAGCTGGTGCGCCAGGGGCGCGCGAGCAATCCATTTCTGCGTGTAGAAGATGCGCCCGAAGAGCGCGCGATCGAGCGAGCCAAAACTGAGCCCGCGGCGCCGAAGAGCAAAGGGAAGAATCGCCGATGAACGATCCCGTCCTGATCTCCGCGCCCGCTTCGGAGCCGGTGACACTGGCCGAGATGAAGTTGCAACTCGGCTTCGGGCCGGTGGAGGATTCGACGCGCGAGGCCTCGGCGATCCTCAATGAGAAGCTGCGGCGCTTCATTATGGCTGCGCGGCGGGAGGCGGAGAGCTATTGCCGGCGCGCATTCATTACGCAGCGATGGTTGCTGCGGATGTTCGGCTTCCCGGGAAAAGACTGGCGCTACAACTGGAACGGATATCCCGCGATTCCGCTGGCTGTGCCGCCTTTCCAGTCGATCGATTACGTCAAGTACGTGGACACATTCGGCGCGGTGCAGGATCTCCCGCTGGATACGACCTACGGCAACGATGCGCCGCAGTACGGCTACCAGCTCTATCGCGGATCAGAGGTTGCGCCGGCGGTGATTTATTCAAGCTGGGCGCGGCCCTGGCCGCCTACGCGCATGGTGCCGTCGAATGTGATGATCCAGTTTCGCTGCGGGTACGGGCAGCCCGTCATCGCATCGATGACCGCGAATTCCGCCCTTCTCACCTGCGACATGACATTCAATCCCGACGACGCGCCGCTGATGACCGGCGATACAGGGCTACCCATCACGGTGCCGGGCGCCGGCGCGAGCGGAGCGGATCTCAAAACCTTCATTTCTTCCGTAGACAGCGGCGGCGCGGCCACGCTGAAAGACATGGCGCAGGCCTCGGTCAGTAAGGTTTCCGGATGGGCCGGGCAGCCGGTTCCTGAAGAGATCCGCAACGCGATCAAGCTGATCGCGGAGGCGTTTTACGACCAGGGCGCCGCGGGTGGTGAGATGCCCATCGCGGCGTGCCGACAGCTCGAGTACTACCGCAACCTGGTGGCGTGACGGAGGTGAGGAATGGAAATGAATATTGATCGCTTTATACGGGAGATGCCCCTTGTGCCGTTCGCGTTTCTATGCCTGACACTCAAGGATCGTCCCGAGTCTCGTCTAAAGCTGCTCGTTGCCGCAGAATGCGACCGGCGATTACGTGACGAGAGATGACGTCGGCGGAAATCGACGTGGCGGCGAGGCTCACAATGGGCTGGAGCTTTGGGGTGCGGCCACTATATCGAATCATGACCTGCCCCGAGCATGACCTAGTCTGCGCTGTGCTTCGCCTCTGGCGAGCGGCTGCGCGGCATGCGGTGAATTAGAGGCAAGCGAATGGCGGATCTGACGACACTTGCGGCGGTCAAAGAATGGATGGCGGTGGCGGCCGGCATTACCGCGGCCGACAGCACGCTCCAGGCGCTCATCTCCGCCTGCAGCGCGGACTTTTTGCGCGCGACGCGGCGACCAGACCTGCTGGCGATCGATTACACGGAGGTGCGCGAGGGCGACGGCGGTGTGCGCATGATGCTCTACCACTGGCCGATCAATTCCGTCGCGTCGCTCAAGATCGGGGGCGTCGAGGTTCCACCGAGCTCCGACAAGATCGCGCCGGGATATTTTATCGACGAGGATATCGATCCGGAGCGCGTCTTCATGGTCTATCTGATTGGGCAGAGCTTCACGGACGGCGCCAGCGTGCAGATCAGCTATAACGCCGGGTATGAGACGGCACCCGCCGATATCAGCCAGGCGATTGCGGACTGGGTTGCCTATCGCTACAAACAGGAGCCCAACCTGGGCGCTCCGCAGCGGCGCATGAGCGAAGGCGAAAGCATGGAGCAGACGCAGCTCGACGCGCCACAGACCGCCAAGGCTGTTATCGACCGCTACACGCGGCGCATCCCGTCGATCGCGCGGCGTTTCGACGAGGAGCAAGCACGGCGCGCGGCGATGTCGGCGCGCGGAGGGCGTCAGCGGTGAGCGTAAACCTCATGCTGGATCCCGCGTCGGTCGACGGGACGACAGCATATCTGAAGGAAGCGCCGGCGAAGATTCTGGCCGCGGTGCGCGGTGGGATGCTGGAGGCGATGAAGGGACTCGCGCAGGCCGCGGAGGAAGGCTTCTTCGCCGCCGGTCTCACGCGTCGCAGCGGCGCATTGCTGGAAGAGATAGAGGGGTCGCCGAAGGTTACGGTCAGCGGCGACCTGGTGCGCGGGACGGTGACGGCTGACGTTGGCCGGAAGCATGTCGGGCTGTGGCTGGAAGAGGGCATCCACGATCCGGCGGTGGCCGGCAATCTCTACGAATTCACGGAGCCTGATGCTGGCACACTCTACACGCGCGGGCATCGCGCTTTCGACGTGAAGCCGCACCCGTTTTTGAACCCAGCATTGCAGCAGTCTGAGGGCTTCATTGTCGAGACACTGCAACAGGCGATCAACGAGGCGCTGCCTGAATGAATTCGCAATATCTCAGTGTCGATCGCGAGGCCGTGTGGGCGGCGATGTTCGCGTGGCTCAAGACGCGGCTGTGGGGTGCGCCCTGGGCTCCCGATACCGTTTATGCCGCCGGCGCGGTCGTCTGCGATCCGCAGGGATCTCTGCAGACGGTGACAACGCCAGGCGCCAGCAGCGCCGCGCAGCCGGCCTGGGACGATGATGGCGGCGCGACGATTGACGGTGGCGTGACGTGGACGAACACGGGCGTGGGATTTGTCTCGATGGGCCGCAAGCATAAAGCGCCTCCGTCGCTCGGGCTGTTGGAGCAGCCGGCGCTCTTTGTGGTGCAGATGAGCGAAGAACATGTGCCGCAGAAGTTCCCCGGCACGCCGACCAAGCTGATTCTGCACGGCTTCCTGATCCTTTATCTGCAGGCTCCCGTGCCGGCTGAAGAAATAGGCCAGGAGACGCAACTGGCCGCGGAGATGCTGAACGCGCGCTTTAAGGCGATCGACGCCGCGATGCTTCCCGACGACGATCTGAGCGGGAAGTTCACCATCGGGGGACTGGTCGAGCACTGCTGGATCGAAGGCGAAACCCGGCAGGACCCTGGCATCCTGGGACCGCAGGCGGCGGCGATTCTGCCGCTTCACATCCTGGTTCCGTAACTCTCACCGATAACTCGCGCTTCAAAGAGCGCCACAGGAGAAGCCATGAACATCCAGTTTGGTTCCGGGGTGCTCTTTGCCACCCCGAATGCTGGCAACCTTGCCGACAACCCCACGCCCATGCAGCTGCCAATCCTGCAAGAAGTGAGCGTGGAATTCAAGAGCGATCTGAAGAAGCTCTACGGTCAAAATCAGTTTCCGGTGGCCAAGGCGCGCGGCAAAGTCGACGTGACCGGCAAGGGAAAAATCGCGGCGTATGATCCGACGATCTTCTCGCAGCTTTATTTTGGGCAGAACACCGCCGCCGGCGTGGAACGGCCGATCTTCAACGAACCCGCCGTTGCCGCAGCCACCGTGGCGCCGTCGCAGATCACCGCGGACACCGACCTGGGCGTGATCGCAGCCAACAGTGTTTCCGGAATCAAAGCGGGCCAGCAATTGATCAGGGTGACCGGGACGCCAGCGACGGGGCAGTATAAGTTCACGCCTTACAGCGCGACTGGCCCGACGGACGCTGCATATGTGTTTGCCGCAGCGGATGTGACCGCCGGGCTGCAAGTGAAGCTCAGCTACGCGTATCCGGACGCGTCGAACGGCGTCAAACTCACGATCGAGAACCAGTTGATGGGCTATGCGCCGGAAGTGCAGATGCTGCTCTACAACCTGTTTCGCGGCAAGCTGATGAGCCTGCAGCTCAATTCCTGCGTTTTCGGCACCATGTCATTCCCCACCAAGCAGGAGGATTTCTGGGTGGCGGATTTCGACTTTGACGCGTCCGCTGACGATTCCGGTGTGCTTGGCATTCTTCAGGCCGACCTCTAAAACCCTCTTCTCTTCGCCGGCGCGGCTTCAGTCGCGCCGGAATTCTTCGTATTTCAAATTTTGAGGTGATCTGTGCCGAAGTTGAACTTTCCCGGTGTGCCCGTGTACATGAACGGGCAGAACTATTATGTGCCGTCACTATCCATGCGGCAGTTTCGCGAGAACGAGGCGGCGCTGAAATCGCTGCCGGAGCACGGCGAGGGTGAGTCGGAGATTGACTACGCGGTGCGCGTGCAAGACGCACTTCTCCCGGTGGTGCTGATCGCGATGCAGCGCAACTATCCGGAAGTGACGCGTGACGAACTGCTCGACTGGCTCGACAACTTCACGCTGGTTCACGCATGGCGCGCCGCACAGAGCGCCAGCGGCATGACGCCGGTGAACGAGGGGGAATAGACGCCGACGGCGAAGAAGCAACGGACTGGGCCGCGATCTATGGCCGCGTGGCCACCGGCCTCGGCGTGTTGCCGTCGGCGATTGATGAAGAGCCTGCCGTAGGCATTTTCGCGCTGCTCCGTTACTGGGCTGAAGAGCCGCCGGCGCATGTGACGCTCGCGTTGCGTTACCTGGGCGAGCGAAAGCGCAAGCCGGCATCGGCCAGGGCTGCGCGCGAGCAACTCGGAGAAGCGGCAAACCTGATGGGTGCGCGGATCGCGCCGGTGAGTGAGAAGACGCGGGAGCTTGTGGCTCACGTCGAAGAAATGCAGGCGAAACTGCGCGCGGCGCAGAAGAGTAAGCCACCAAAGTAACTTTTGCGGTCCTGGTTGAGCGGCATATAATGTCGCCCACGGAGGCAGATATGACCAGGCCTGTTAAGCTGATGATCTTCGGAGGCGCCGTCTTGGCCGTATCGATCGCCATAGCGCATAGTCACAGCACGGCGGCGCGTCCTAATCCAGCGGAGGAACAACGATGGGATGCCGCTCTCGGCGGTGCCGTCGCATTGCGCAGAGAGATGAGGAATCCTGATAGTTTTAAGGTCACGCGGGCGATAGAGAGGGCCGACGGCGGAGTTTGTTACGAATATCGCGCGCAGAATGGTTTTGGTGGTATGAATGTCGAGCGCGCGATTATCACGCCGCATCGAGTGATCGATGAATCTGAACGCGACTTCAGCGGCCTCTGGAACTACGCCTGCTCGGGAGAATCGGGGCGGGATTTGGCGGCAAAGATAAACGCGGCCTTAAAGCTCGCTCCTGAGCAATAACTTAGAGTCAGTGCCTGATCTGTCGTTATCGCCGTTCAAACTAACATTTCAACCCTTACGACCCCGCGATTAGTGGGGCATCGTTATTGGAGCGCGCCATGCCTGGAAATCTTCGAATCGGGGCGACCGCGGACATTGCCGAGCTTAAAGCTGGTATGGCAGACGGCGTGGAAGCCGTGCGCGAAGCCGCGCGCAATATGGCTGTCTCGTTTGAAGAAGTAAAGGGCCGCACGAAAGCGGCGTGGGCCGGCCTGGGGGAAGACGTGAAGGCTGGCGCCGCGAAGATCACGCAGGCGCAACTCGACGTGGCGGCGGCGACCAAAGCGCACGTCGCGGCCATAACTGATCTGAAGCGCGTCTACACAATCTCCAAGGGGGACACAGTCACTGAGGCGCAGGGGCTTGCACTGCTCGCTTCGGCGCAGACTAAGGCGGCAGAGAGCGCCGCCACCCTGGCCGTGGCCAAAAAGGCCGAGGCCGCCGACGTAGAAGCTGCAAATCTTCGCGAGGGACTCAGTGAGAACGCCCTAGTGGCGCGCATTCAGCTCGCCGGGCGCGAGGTGGCCGCGAGCATGGAGGGGATGCGCGAGCGCATCGTGCTGGCTGGCGCGACCGGCGAGTTTTCGCTTCGCGATTATGCGAGTGCATTCTCTGGGCTTGGCGAAATTGTCGGGGGTGCAGTCGTTGCCGGTGGTTTTGCGCACTTTGTAGGTGAGTTAGCGAGGTCAGTGGATGAATTAGGGCACTTGAGTGTCTCCTCCGGCATCGCGATTACGAACCTCGCCGGCTTGCAGGAAATTGTGAAAGAGATGGGGGTTGACTGGGACCCTGTGGCGATGGGAGTTGTGAGACTCCAGAGGGCGATCGTGCAGGCGCAATATGGAATGGTTGATTACCAACGCGCCTTTAACGACATCGGCGTGACAATGGATCAGTTGAAAGATAAAACTCCCGATCAGCAGTTGCAGGTGGTAGCGTCGGCACTGGCGCACACCGCCGAGACTGGTCGAGTCGCAGATGCCTCTCTGACACTTTTTTCACGTTCTGGAATGAAGCTGATTCCCGTGCTCAAGGAGCAAGGAGACAAACTTACGGAAAACTCCGTGGCGCTGGGGAAACAGACGGGCGTAACTGAGCAAGCGGATGAGGCCGCGACGCGATGGATCCGGGACACGACGAAGCTCACCATGCAATGGCACGCGCTTTTGATACCAGTCATGGAGTCGTTTGAGGATTTCGCCGCGTCGGTCTCGGCCGCATGGGAAGGCCTAATGCTGGGCTTAGCGACGGCGGTGGCCGCGCCGCTGCAAGCATTCAAATCCTTCGTCCAAAATGTGTTGGATTTGGTTCCGCTGCTAAAAGATGTGACGCATCTCGACTGGGGTGCCTTCGAACGGGACCAGGCGGCAGTGAACCGGAAAATTGTGGATGACTGGAAGGATAATTTCAAGCAGATAGGTGAGGGATGGAAGAAGCTGTTCGTTTTGCCGTCAGGCGCCGACGAGGCCGCTCTTGTGAAGCGCGGCGCGGTCAACCCGAACGACATGGAGCCCGGCTTCAAGCGCGATCAGGCTGAGCTCTATCAGATGAAGCTCGATCACGATGTGAGCCTTGACGAAGAAATTAAATTCTGGGAAGACAAGAAAAACGCGGCGGCGAAGGGCAGCGCGGAGTACGAGGCTATCGTCAAGACATTGGTGGGTCTGGTCACCAAAACGCGCAAGGAGGGCGGCGGCGCTGCCGGTCTGCGCGGCGCGGACGAGCAGGAGCTTAATCTGGCGCGGCTGAATGCCGCGCGGCATGGCTATGCCATGAGCCTTTCCGACGAGGATCATTTCTGGCAACAGAAGCTCGACAAGGCCAAGCAGGGCACGGCGGAATATGGGGCGATCGTGGCGAAGTTGGCGGAGATCAAGGAGCGTGAGTTGCGCGCCGATCGCAAGCCGACGAATCCCCGTGCGGAAATGCAAGTGGTGAACCCTGATATATCCGGCGCAATGGCGAGCATGGACGCGGACCTCGAAGCGGAAGCCCGCAGGGCGCAGCAGAGCGCGAAGCTGCAGACGGAAGCGTACCGCGAGGGCGCGGAAGAGCAGGTTCGCATTGCTGAGGAAGACTATCGTGATCGGGAAGAGGATTTGCGCGACGCGGTTGCGCAGCATGAAATCGGCGAGCGGCAAATGACGCAGGCGACCATTGAGGCCATGCGGATGCGCGAGGCTGCGGAGCAGCAGGCTATGCGTATGAAACAGATGTTGGACATGGGAAACGTCGCTGCGTATCAGCGTGATCTGAATCAGGAGCAGGAACTGCATCGTCGCTTTGTGCGCGAATTGCAGCAGGCGAACGCGCAGATCGCTGCAAACTGGAAACAAACCTTCGTGGAGATGCAACGAGATATGACCGCCGCGGTCGGCCAGTGGGTCCAGACCGGACGGGGCTTTCAGCAGAGCATGGCCCAGATCTGGGGAGGCATTGCCAATAACTTTGCGCAGAACGTAACCAAGATGATGGCGCAGGAACTGCTTGCGGCGCTAACGCATAAAGACGTGCTCAAGCAGGAGATTTTCGCTGAGGCTAAAGCGAACGCAGCTTCTGGATTTAGGTGGGGAATGAAGTATGGCGGCCCTGCGGCGCCGGTATTGGCTCCGGTGGCAGCCGCGGCGGCGTTTGCGGGAACCATGGCCTTTGAAAGCTTTGACCTTGGCGGCGTGGTGGGCAACCGCATGGGCTTCAGCGGCATGGGCGCGCATGTCCCTGTGCTCGCAGAAGCTGGCGAGCGCGTGCTGAGCCAGTCGCAGACGAAAAACTTCGAGACGCTGATCAACACGCGCAACGAGGGTGCGCGCAGCTCCAGTGTGAACGTCGGCCCCGTCACGCAAAACTTCCACGACTCCAAGCCCAGCCCACGCGAGATGCAGCGCTCGATTCAATCGCTGGCGCGCAACGGAAAGCTGCGCCTGAGGTACTGAGGACCGAATGCCGCTTCCTGTTTTTCCGTCGCTGCCCGGGCTCGCGTGGCCGGTGCTGAAATCGAGCGAGTTCAACACGCTGGAGCAGGACTCGCCGGCGCTGATGGACACGCGCATTCGGTTCACGCGCAACCCGCGCTGGCACTGGCAGATGGTCTTCGATGTGCTGCGGGATTCGACGACCTACACGGAATACCGGCAGCTGCAGGGCTTCATTCTGGCGCTGGGCGGGCGGGCTGGAGATTTTCTGTACTCCGATCCGAGCGACAACTCAGTGGGCCCGGCGATGAATGGCAGCACGCCCAACGCGGCGGCCGAGCTGCAGGTGATCGACGATGGCGAGGGCAACTACTACTCTCCGATACAGCGCAACTTCGGCGGGCAGTTTTACGAGGATATTACCGATCTGAACGGCGCGATCGCGGTGTACGCCAACGGTGTGCTGGCCAGCGCCGGCATCGGCGCGGGGCAGTAACAACTGCTGGGGCCCGGGCTTTCCGTCTCGGGTAATTCGTATCTCGGGATGTACCTGAAGTGGGGATCGCAGCCGGCCGCGCCGGTGACCGCGCAATTCAACTTTTACTTTCGCGGCCACATGGAAGAAGATACGCAGGATTTCGAGCAGTTTCTTTCCAACATGTGGACGATCGGCGGGTCCGAGGCGCAGAGCGGATCCGGCTACCTCAAATTCTGCTCTTCGAGGATCGCGCAGATATGAGGCAGATCATCAGCGGCGCCGGCGTGGACACCACGGCGACGGTACAGGCGTGGCTGAAAGCGCACAAGCAGATCATGCTGGCGAACCTCTACCTGATTGGCGAGCCAGACGATCCGGCTGCGCTGTGGCTGACCGATTATGAGTCGCCGCTGACCTGGTCCTGGTGGGGAACATTTCGTTCGACGAACATCAAGCGCGGCGCGATCTCCAGCAAGATTGGTCTGGAGGTGGATAACCTCGACCTGAGCTGGTCGCCGCGCAACACGGCGCTGACGTCTTCGATCGCGACGGCGTCGCCGTACCAGCTCGCGCGGCTGGGCGCGTTCGACATGCAGCGCGTGCGCGTGTGGCGCTGCTACATGCCGACGCCGGGCGACGCTGACACCTTTGGCGCGATGGAGCTGTTCGGCGGCTTTGTGGGTGACTGCGAGGCGTCGGCGGGGCTGATCAAGTTCACGGTGCCCAGCTACCTTTATGTGCTCAACCAGAAGGTACCGAGCGGCGTGATCGAAGTGACTAATCCGCTGGCAAGCTACACCGGAGGCACGCCGCCTTCGGGCTACAGCTCGATGCCGCAATTCAATGTCTTCGCAGGCTCTACGCCAACCGTGCTGATCGCCGACATGACTTCTCCCAGCGCTGGATCGATCCCCAACACGCACGCGCTGCGCGACGGCTACGTGGTGTTCAATGGCGGCGCCAGCGCGACGCTGAAGGGGCAGTACTCGATCATCGGCGACAACTTGACGTTCACGGATGGCAACGGGAATCATCACACAGAGATCCAGCTTTACTCGCCGCTGCCCTGGGCGCCGACGCCAGGCGTTGACACGTTCTTCGTGAGCGCGGCCTCGCCTATTGACCAGAGCGACGGCGACTACTACGGGTTCCCATACGTGCCCGCGCCGGAGACCGCGGCATGATGACGCGCGAAGAAGCTGTGGCCTATGCGCGCACGTGGGCCGGAACGCCGTATGTGCGCGGCGGCCGTATTCGCGGCGCGGGCGTGGACTGCGGCACGCTGCTGGCGGAGTACCTGGTGGCCATCGGCGTGGTCAGCGCGCCGGAGATGGATGCGCTGATCGAGCATCTGGGCTTCCTGTCGAACGATTGGTTTTGTCATGGCGGCGGAGAAATACGAGCAGGCGTTGAGCTGCTACGCGCGGCTGAAGTGGGAAGGCGCTTGCGCGGGCACACCGCCGGCCGAGCCGGGCGATATTGCGATGTACCGTGTGGTGGGCTCAAGGCTGTTCAATCACGGCAGCATCGTGCTGGGTTGGCCGCGCGCGCTGCATGCATTCAAAGAGCGCGTGGCCGAATGCCGGCCGGCGCTGCATCCGCTTACCAGCCATCAGCCGATGGCCATCTTCGATCCCTGGGGTAACCGCTGATGTTCTCCGGAAAAAATCAAGCCAGCCAGCGGCCAACGGCCTTCGGCTCCATGTTGCAGGCCTCGACCTACGGCATGGCGATCCCGGAGATCTACGGGCTGATCCAGTCGCCGCTGCTGGCCATCTGGGCGGCCAACCTGCGCCAGGGAGGATCCACTAAAAAGTTCAAGCAGATGAAGAAGGGCATCACCGCCTACTGCGAGAACATCGATTTCCTGCTGGGTAAAAATCCCATCCTCGGCGTCATGCAGATGTGGAACAACGGCGGGAAGCTGCCGCTGACGTTCACGAAATATCAGCAGACGGTGACTGCGCCAGGTCCGGCATCGATCACGGTGCCCGACTCGCATTTTTACGCGGTGGTCGGCGTCACGCTGACGCAGGATTACAGCCAGGCGGTGAACGACTACGGCGGCTCGGGCGCGGCCACGCTGAGCGGCAACTTCGAGGTTCCGCTGTGGAATCAGGCTTTCGCCGGCTCGGACCCGACCGATTCACACGACTACCGCAACTTCCCGTTTCTTTACCGCTGGATTCCATCCGACGGCGCGACGGTCTACTTCGACCAGTGGCCTTACGGGCCGATGGGATCGGGCACGCTGACCATCTACTACGCGCAACTGATGGACGCCACCAGCTACCAGCCGCCGGCCTCCAAGCTGCGGCTGAGCTTTGAGGGTATTCTCGGCTCAGGCGACGAGTACGCGGGCTATAGTGCCCAGCAGATTCAGTACCCGTGGTACGCGGGGATGGGTTCGCCGGACATCGACCTCGGCTCGGCGGGCGCGATCCCAGCGCTCAAGGCGGAGATACAGGGCAAGTGGGGCATCTATCCGAGCGGCGATTGCGATTACGTCGATATCATCGAGGATATTTGTAAGAGCGGCATCGCGCAGGCCTCGCTGGGCGGCAACCTGAACTTCGGCACCGTGCAGCATGGCTGCGGAGCGTACGACTTTCCCGGGCCGATCCAGAAAAAGATGGCGACAGGCGACGGCAGCGGGCTGCCGACGATCGCGTACGATCTGCCCAACACTGCCGGAAACATCCTGGTGGCCATCGCCTCGGGTAGCACCGCGCCCTCCATCAGCTCGAGCAATGGTGAGACGTGGACGCCGGTAATTCCCGGCTCGGGCGGCACGCAGCAGATGTGGTACGCCATGGCGGTCGGCGGCAATAACACCGTGACTGTCGCCGGCGCAGGCGCCAGCGCCACTGCGCTGATCATGGAGATCGGCGGCGCAGGTTCGATCGATCAAACGACGGCGACTTTTCAGGGCGCGGTCGATAACGCCAGCGGCTCGCTGCTGAAGAATGTTTCCTCTTCGCTTGGGCCGTACCAGTGCTGCGCGCTGTGGAGCAACTTCAATCTGACTGCGCCATTGCCCGCGGACGCTGTGATCAAGGGGATTTATCCCGTGATGATCGCGGCGGTGTCTACCTCCGTTTGCGGGCCAGGGCTCACTTACGGTAGCAATCTTGACATCAACATCGATTGGACCGGAACGATGGGCGGAAATGGTTTCGCGTATCCCGCTGGGCGCGGAAGCAGTTTTGCGGCGACGGAGCTGTGGAGCGATAGCATTGGCACCGACCTTGCGGCGCTAAATGGCATCGAGATGGGCGCGGAGCTGAAGGCGTCGATCAATGGAAACTTTGCCAACGACACCATCGATGTGAGCGCCTGCGGATTTGCGGTGCTTTATTCGAGCGCGACGGCTCCCGGTGGCACGGCGCCGATCTCTGATCCATTTACGCCGCCTGCCGGACAGTACTTTGGATGGGCACTCCCCGGCGGCGCGCAGGCCACCGGCGCACAGACCATGCATCCGTTCGCAAGCGGGACGAACGGGACGCAGAGTGCGGTGGCGACCGCAGCCGCCTGGGTACCGTCGGAGACCAGCACGCAGGTAGTTTCGGTTTCGAGCACCGGAGGCTTTACTGCGGAGGCGTCGAGCGCCAGCACGGGCGACGGCAACGTGGCTTCGACTACATCGGCCGGCTCGCCTGCGTTTCTGCTGGCCGCGCCTTTTTATGCCAGTGGTGCGCCGGCTGGCGCCGCGGTGGCCAAGTGGAACGCGCTCACCGAAGCCAACATCTTCAGCAACAGCCCGACGACGTTCCAGGCGCACGGCCGCGTGGTGAAGAACCCGGGCAGCTACGACTATGCCGCGCCCGGGTCGGCGACGATGCTGGCCATGCTGGCCATCAAGCCGTCGCAGCCGCCGACGTATCCCAACCCTCTGGGCAGCTTCATCGACGGCGTTACACGCGAACAGACGCGCGCGCAATGCCGCGCTGCAGGGCTTTGGGGATCGCTCTCGATGAGCTCGCAGCAGTCCGCGTCGGATTGGATTGGGCAGCTCGCGCAGGCGGCCAACTGCGCGCCGGTGTTTTCCGGCTTCCGGCTCAAGCTGGTGCCGCGCTCGGAGGTATCGGCGGCGGCCAACGGTGCGATCTATATTGCGCCTACTGCGGCTGGCCCGGTGGCGGATCTCGATGCCGACAACGGAGACTTTGTCGCCGGACCAGGCGAATCGGCGATCAAATGCACGCGCAAGGCGCGCATCGACACTGACACGGTGCTGCAGATGCAGCATCTCAGCCGCAGCAGCGACTATCAGCAGGTGGTGACGGCGGTGCCTGACCCCGCAGGCATCGCGCGTTACGGCACGCGCAAGAAGGATCCGGAGACGAATAACGCCGTCGTCGACGTGAGTGTGGCGCGCTCGATCCTGGGCATTGAGGTGCGGCGCCGCAATTACGTGGAGCAGGTTGGCTACAGCTTTACGCTCAATGCGCGTTGGGGATACCTGGAGGCCATGGTCCTGGTCACCATCACCGATCGCGCGCAGGGTATCGTGAAAGTGCCGGTGCGCTTGAGGTCGGTTGAAGAGAGCGACAGCTACGCGCTGACTTGCGAAGCAGAGCCGTTCGTCTACGGCGTGCATGCCCCCAAAGCCATCACGGCGACCGCCCCGTCGCCCTACAGCGGCGCGGATGCGGTGGGCGAGACGGCTGGAAACGTCAACGTCCCAATCATCTTTGAGCCGGTGCCGCGCCTCTACGGAAATGCGGCGCAAGCGCAACTATGGCTGGTGATCTCTAGCCCGGCGGCGAATTATGGCGGCTGCCAGGTATACGTCTCGACTGATGGTGGATCGAGCTATAACCCTATCGGCGATCCGCTGGCTGGGTCGGCGGTTACGGGCGCGCTGACCGCGGACTGGCCGGCGGCTGCAGACCCGGACGCTGTTGATGATCTGACCGTGGATTTGACGGAGTCGAAGGGCGCGCTCGATAGCTACGCGGTGAGCGACGAGGATAACTTTGTTTATCCGTGCTACGTCGAGGGACAGCAGCTCACGGTGAAGATGAACGGCACGGTCATTGCGCAGCCGGATTACGAGGGGCTGGTAAACGGCGAACTGGTCTGGGCTGCCCTGGGCTACGAGCTGATGACCTATGCGGCGGCCGCGCTTACGGCTGCCAATAAGTACACGCTCAAGGCGACGGGGAGCGGAAATAAGCTGCGTCGCGCGGTGTTCGACGCGCCGGCTGTGGGCCAGGGATGCGATCACGGTAGTGGTAAGCGCTGGGCCTTCCTCTCGCCCGCGGGTGTCGGAATTCTCAAGATCGGCATGGATTCCGTGTGGGTTGGGAAGGAGCTGCTCTTCAAGATCTGCAGCTTCAATTCTTTCGGAGCGGCCGCGCAATCGCTCGCTGACGTTTCAGCTTACACCTACGTGCCAAGCGGCGTGCCCGCGACGGTTACATAAGGAGTCTTAATGTCGATAGCGACAAATTGGGAATTTTCAAACACGACGCCCGCGCCGCCGGCAAACCAGCAGAACATCGAATGGGCGAACGATGGCGGCTCGCCGACGGTGAATATCTCCGGTAACGACCCGGTAATGGTGGGCGACACGGGATCGGGCGGCAAGGCGGGCAATGTGCCGGCGCCGGCGGCCGGGGACGCC